TATTCGTATAGATAATTTTTTATCTAAAGAAGAATGTAATAAACTTATTGAAAAATTTAAACAATCAAAAGATTCAGTTTTAAAATATAGAAATACATTTACTGTAAAAATTAAACCAGAAAATATTTTAGAAAAAATAAATAATCAATTTAAATTTCATAATTTTTTAAAACCAGATAATTGTGAAATAGTTATGTGGCCAGTGGATTCTTATATGAAAATACATATTGATAATGGAGATAAGTTTTCTTTTTTCTTATATTTAAATGATGATTTTGAAGGAGGAGAAACAGTCGTGGAAGACATTACGGTTAAACCTAAACAAGGTAGAATAATAGTCTTTAGTAATGGTGTTATGTATCATGAAGTAAAACAAATTAAAAAAAATAATAGGTTTATGTTAGCAGGGTGGTATAATTAGTATAATCTAGAAATAATATGAAAAAACCTATCGACAACCCATCTTGGAATCTTTACTTAGATCAAGTATGCAGCTTTGCTTATTGGCAAAAAGTTTTTACTAAAGAGGAGTGTGATAAAATAATTAAGATTGCGCATGCTAAAGGTTTAATGCAAGGCATGACTAGAAAAAATAAAGTAGACAATATTAGATCAAGTAAAATTTGTTGGTTATATGCAAACGATGACTTAGATTGGGTTTTTAGAAAAGTAACTGATATTGTTTTAAATCTTAATGATAGGTTTTTTAAGTTTGATATTTTTGGATTAAACGAAGGTTTTCAATTTACAAATTATAAAGCTCCTGGAGATAAATATGGAAAACACATAGACAGATCTCAAAACATGATTGTAAGAAAATTATCTTTAAGTATACAATTAACTGATCCTAAAGAATACGAAGGTGGTGAATTATATATCTATGAAGGCGATAAAGGAGAAAAAATGAAACAAGGACAAGGAGACCTAATTTTATTTCCATCTTATATGTTACATGAAGTTAAACCAGTAACAAAGGGAGAAAGAAATTCTTTAGTTTGTTGGGTAACTGGAAAACAATTTAAATAAAAGTGAATCATAATTTATTTTCTGTAGGTCTTTATAAAACTAAATTAAATTTAAATGTTAATAACATAGTAAAATATTTAAAAAATTTAAAAAAGAAAGACAGCGGTAGAAATATTAGTAATCCTAAAAATATGGGTTGGCAATCAAATGATATAGATGCTGTTATTTTTTCTTCCTCTGGCACAGTTACTCCTTCATTAAAGAAAGACGACTTTGTAGAATTACAAGAACAATTAAAACCACACCTATTAGAATATATGAACACTATGTCTTTATGTGGTATTGCTAAAATGGGCTCTATGTGGGCAAACATAAATAGTTACAAAGATTATAATGAAGTGCACACACATGGCGGCACACAAATCTCTTGTGTTTATTATGTAAAAACTCCTGAAAATTGTGGAGAGATATTTTTTGAAAACCCATTTAACACTATAGATATCTCATGGGCTAATTGTAAAAAAACATTTACACCATACACAGCCTCTAAGATATTAATGAATGTAGAAGAAAACGATTTATTTATTTTTCCTGGTTGTTTGGCCCATGGAGTAAAACCTAATTTAAATAAAACAAAAGATAGAGTTTCTATTGCCTTTAACATATTAATAGAATAGTGAATTATTTACATAAATATACGGTTCCAAATTTTTTAAAACATAAAAATAACATCATTAATTTAATTAAAAAATTACCTATTAATCCTTATAAAGATAAAGCACAAAGCATAAGCCATACTGATTGGAACACTACCAAATCTACAAAAAGAGAATATTTAGATTATGTAATAAATAATGTTTTTCCAGACTTTGCTTTATATTGTTGTCAAAAGTTTAACATAAATAAACTAGAAATAAAAAATGCATGGTTTCAATTTTATAAACAAAATGATTTTCATAAACCTCATTTGCATGGTGGATGTCATTTTAGTAGTGTTTTTTATATTAATCTACCAGGTAAATTAAAAACTAAAATATATGATTTAGATAATAACGTTATTAATTTTGATGTATCAGAAGGAGATATAATAAGCTTTCCAAGTTTTTTAAAACATGAATCATTAACAAATTTAAGTAATAAAGATAAGATAGTAATTTCATTTAATTCAGATTTAATATTATAAAAAGTATTTATGTTAAAATTATTTAAACATAATTTAGAAAACATAGAATATCCATCTCAAAAAAAATCTTGGGATATAGCTGGTATTATAAAAGGTCACAATGGTTTTTATAAATTTGATACTAGACCTTTACAAAAAACTAAAGAAGGTGAGTTAGGTAAATATAGTTCATTTAATTCTGAAGCAGATAAAATGGTATTTGAAATTAAAGATAAATGGATTATTGTAGATTTAAAAGAATTATATGCTTATTTAAAAAATAATAAACTTAAAAAAGTTTATCTACAAGATTTAATATTTAAATTAGATTGGAATATAACGATATCAAAATGAAAAATAGCTAAAAAAGTATATAATATTACTTAGAGTATAAGACCACCACTCTTATATTCTTTATATTTTAGTATAATTTTATAATTTTTGTTATATACTTTAAATTATGCCATTAACTCAATTAAATTTTCAACCAGGAATTGATACTGAAAATACACCTACAGGTGCAGAAGGTAAATGGATTGATTGTGATAAAATAAGATTTCGTAAAGGACTTCCTCAAAAAATAGGTGGTTGGACTAAATTTAGTTCAGAATATTATGTAGGAGTTGGAAGAGCTTTAGAACAATGGTTTGCTTTAGACGGAGCACGTTATGAAGCTTTAGGAACTGATCGTAAGATATATGTATATCAGGGTGGTGATAATCAAGATATTACTCCTATAAGATCAACAGAAGCTCTTGTTAATGCTATTAGTACTACTTCAAGTAGTAACATTATAACTATCACAGATGCAAGTCATGGCGCTATACAAGGTGACTTTGTCACACTAAGTAGTGTAAGTACTGACGTTGGTGGAATTCCTGCAGCTACCTTAGATGCTGAATATGAAATTTTAAGTATAGCAAATGTTGATGCTTATACTATTCAAAGTAGTGCAACTGCCAGTTCTGCGGTAGGTCCTACTGCTAATTGTACTGTTACTTATCAATTAAATATTGGACCAAGTGAACAAGTTTTTGGATATGGTTGGGGAGCTGGAACTTGGAATGCAGGTACTTGGAATACTCCTAGAACAAGTTCACAAATTACTCTTGACGCAAGGTTATGGTCTATCAATAATTGGGGAGAAGATTTAATAATAACACAAAAAGATGGTGAAACTTATGAATGGGATACTTCAGGAGGAATGTCAAGTAATAGAGCTACAGCTATTGCTAATGCTCCTACTAATTCTACTTTATCTTTAGTATCAACAGAAACTAGACATGTTGTCTGTATGGGAACAGAAACAACTATTGGTGATACAGCAACTCAAGATAAAATGTTTATACGTTGGTCTGATCAAGAAAATTATAATCAATGGACACCTAATGTAACTAACTCTGCAGGATCACAAAGAATAGCTGGTGGAAGTGAAATTAGATGTGCAAAACCTGCTAAAGGAACTATATTAGTATGGACAGATACTACAATGCAATCAATGTCTTTTATAGGACCTCCTTTTATATTTGGATTTAGACAATTAGGTAATGATTGTGGAGCTGTCGGTCTTAACTCTGCAATAGTAATTGATGATGTAGCTTACTGGATGTCAGATGGACAATTCTTTAGATACGCAGGATCAGTTCAAGAAATACCTTGTCCTATATTAAATCATGTGTTTGATGATATTAATAAAATTCAATACGCACAAGTTTATGCTGCACAAAATTCTAACTTTTCTGAAGTAATATGGTACTATTGTTCTAGCTCCGCTGATCAAAATAATCGTTATGTAATTTATAACTATCTAGAAAACTCTTGGTATTTTGGAACTATGGATAGAAGTACTTATCAAGATAATGGAGTTGAATTAAATCCACTTGCTACAGAGTATTTAGCTACTTCTAATGTAAGTACTATTTCAACAATTAATGGATTAACTCAAGGTAGAAGTTTAATCTATGCTCAAGAATCAGGAGTGAATGCTGACGGTGCTGCTTTACAAGCTTATATTCAATCAGGTGATGGAGACATTGCTGATGGTGAAACATTTAGTTTTATTAATAAAGTTATACCAGATTTTCAAGATCAAACTGGTAACACCGTAATCACTTTAAGTGTTAAAGACTATCCTAATGATACCGCAACAGTAGGAGAAACTTTGACCGTAAACAACACAACTAGGTTCGTTAATACTCGTATTCGTGGTAGACAATCTAATGTTAAAATAGAAAATAATAATATTGGAGATAACTGGAGATTTGGTACGTTAAGAGTAAACATAAAACAAGATGGAAAAAGATAAATATACTATAAGACCAGCCCGAATATCTGATGCTGTTCGAATAAGAGAGCTATTAAAAACGTGGCTTACAGAGGCTCCATTTAACTTTGGAAACACTAATAATACTAAAGCTTTAGAGAATATAGTATTTTACATTAAGAATAGTTTTGTTATAGTAGTGGAATATGAAAATATTATTGTGGGAACATTAGCTGCAACAGTTGATGAGACATGGTATAGTGACAAAAAGTTCATGAGAACTTTATGGTTACACGTGAATCCTAAACATAGAAACTTTAGGATCTTTCGTTCTATAATGATAGTTTTCAAAGAATACGCACTAGCGAATAAAGTAACTGCGATATGCGAAATCTTTCAAGGTAAAGACGTTGAAAGAAAAGACAAGGCGTTTATTAAATTAGGATTTAAAGTTATCGGAGGAACTTATATAGTCAATGGGTAGTATTTTCAAACCAAGTGTTACAACAGTTCAGGCACCGTCACAGTCTCAGACTAGCTATGACATTCCTGAATACTTTAAAGAAATTCAAGAAAGAACTTTAAGACGAGGTGAAACTGAATTCAGTAAACCTTATCAAGCTTTTCAAGGTCAACGTATAGCTCAACTTGATCCTTATGAAGTTCAAGCAGGTAACATATATCAAAATCAAATAGTACCTCAATCAGGGCAACTTGCTGCAATAGGTAATCAAACTTATGACACTGCTACAGCTCAAGCTTATGCTAATCCTTATGAAGATCAAGTCGTTTCAGGAGCTTTAGGAGATTTAAGAGAAGCTTATGGTCAAACTCAAAAATCAATGAATGCGGCTGCAATTGGTTCCGGAGCTTTTGGTGGATCAAGGCAAGGAATAGAAAATGTTTTAGGAGCAGAAAGATTTATAGAAAGTGCGGGAGACACATCAGCAAGATTAAGACAAGCTGGTTTTGAATCAGGTGCTAATAGATTTGCTCAAGATAGAGCAGCGCAAATGAGTGGTGCAACTACTCAGCTAGGTGCTTTACAATCAGCTTCAGCAGGACTTGCTGGTTTTGGAACTCAAGCTCGTGGTATAGCTCAAGCAGGACTTGCAGAAGGATATCGTGACTTTATAGAAGAAAGAGAATTTGGTGGTAATCAAGTTAAACAAATGATTGGTGCATTATCAGGAGCTCCTATAAGAAGTTATGGAGAAGAAAGAACTGGTTACACTACTACACCAGTAGCTGGCCCAAGTACCTTTGGTCAAGTTGCAGGAGCATTAACTGCAATGCAATCTGATATAAGATTAAAAGATGATATTAATTTAGTTGGTAAATCTCCA